CACTGGACAGGCAGTTAATTTAAGAAATAACAATGTTACAGTCGTGCAAATTGGTAGTTCATACGTTGATGTAAACCAGCCTATGTATAACTATTCAGTATACTATGAAGATTTTGATGCACTAACGGGTACATCTATTACTATAACTACTACTAATGCGCAAGCTTTTGCTTTGATAATGTCAGGCAATACTACTTTTACCTTTACTAATCCTACGAATGCTTGGAGCTATAGTTTTGTTTTACAACTGGTTGGCAACGCATCTACTGCTTATACCGTTACGTGGCCTAGCTCTGTTGTATGGTCAGGAGGTACAGCACCAGATGCACCAGGAACTGGTGAATTAGACATGTATGTATTCTACACAAGAGATGGTGGAGCAACATGGTATGGGGCACAATCACACGATGCTGCCGCATAAATTTTAGCATAAAGGAGAAAACAATGGCTAAAGAAAAAAAGGCTACTGTTATCACTATTGATGACGTAGATTACACAGAAGATCAACTTACAGATGAACAGAAGGTGCTGATTAATCATGTTGCCTCACTGGATCAAAAGATTAACTCTGCTAAGTTTAACTTAGATCAACTATCTGTAGGCAGAGATGCATTTATGAAAATGCTGCAGGAATCTCTTACTAAAGAAGAAGAAGCTGCCGCATAAGGAGTAGCTAATGGCCTTTTCACAAAATCCTTTTTCCGTAGCCAGCTTCGGTGAAAGCTATGAACAGGCCGATGTTACGATCACGGTAACTGGGTTTGCTGCTACATTATCAATAGCAGATGTAACCGTAACCGCAAGTGCTACCGTTGTACCAACAGCAGTAGAAGCTACAGGCAGTATCAATGATGATGTTAGTGTCACTGGTACTGCACTGTTTAGCATTACTGGGGTACAAGGCACAGGTGAGGTAGACACAAACTCTGTCGTTATAGCTGATGCACTAACAGTTATAACAGATTCGTTTGAAGCTACAGTTACCGTTGATCCAAACTCTGTAGTCACTGCTGGTGCCACTGTCGTACCAACTGCAGTTGAAGCTACGGGTGAAATAAACGATGCTCTGACCATTACTGGTACTGCATTGTTTAGCATAGTCGGTGTTGAAGCCGAAGCAATAACAGACGATCCTACAGTTAGTGGAGATGAAGTCACTGTTGATGCAGATGCATTAGTTGTAATCAGTGACTCGTTTGAAGCTACACTATCGTTAAACGGTAACGTTACAGTAACAGGTACTGCCGTTGTTGTACCAGACGCAGTTGAAGCTACAGGTGTAGCAGACAACAATGTAACAGTTACTGGTACTGCACTATTTGATATAGGTGGCGTACAAGGTACAGTACAGTTTAACGGAGACAACGTTAATGTCATTGCCAATGCTGACGTTGATCTTACAGGACAAAGTGTACTAGGCACTACAGCCGTAAACACTGTTACTGTTACTGCAGGTGCTACCGTTGTATCAAGTAGTGTATTTGCAACATCAAGCACTAATGATGTAACGGTACTGACTACAAGATTTAATTATGCTGCACTAAAAGAACTTTATAGTAGAGTTCGTACTGCATACATAAAAGAACTAACAGACAATACTACAAGAACAGTATTTGTAGGTGAAATTGCTGATAGTGTAGTTTACATTGAACCGCAACCATCAAAAGCAAGAACCGTTTATGTAGCAGAGGATGAAAGCAGAACAGTGTATATCGAACCTCAATCTTCTGAATACAGAACAGTATATGCCAGAGCAGCTTAAAGGATAATACAATGTCATTAAAATGGCCTAACAAAGACCCTGATGAAACACTTGATTATAGTATTGATTGGTCCCGTTTTCTTGGGAGTGCAACAATATCAAGTTATACTTGGTATGTAGATGCAGCAGATGGGACGAAAACACAACTTACAGACAGTGGACCATTAGTAAATGGCATTCAGTTAGTTTCATCGTCTAACACAAACACAGTAGTTACTGCACATATCGGATCAGGCACTAACAATAAACTATATAAGTTTACATGTCAGATAACAGACAGCAATGGGCTTACTGTAGAACGAAGCATCAGACTACGTGTGAGGAATAAATAATGGCATACAATTTTCTTGGACTTGTAAATGAAATAAACCGTAGACTTAATGAGGTAGAGCTTTCAAGTTCTAACTTTGCTACAGCTACTGGGTTTTACAATACAGCTAAAGACTCAGTTAATGCGGCTATCCGACATATTAATCACGAAGAGTATAAGTGGCCTTGGAACCATGTAATAGAAGAAGATATCTTGACTGCAGGTACATTACGTTACGGATACCCATCAGATGCAAAAGTTTTAGATATGGATAGCTTTAGAATCAGACGAGATTCTGACTTAAATGTCGAAACAACTAAATTAAAACCTATAAATTATCAAGAATACCTTGACAAATACATAGATTTTGAGTATAACAATAGCACTGACAAACGTTCTTTGCCTAGATTTGTAGTACGTGCACCTAGTCAAGAATTTTTAATTATACCTACTCCAGATAAAGATTATGAGCTTGACTACGAGTATTATCGTAACTCAGTCGAGCTTGAACTTTATGATGATGTGCCAAGTGTACCACTAGAGTTTAAACATATTATTGTAGACGGTGCAATGTTCTATGCTTATCAGTTTAGAGGTGATGCACAGGCATCTCAGATAGCACAACAAAAGTTTCAAGAAGGTATAAAGTATATGAGAAGTTTGTACATTAATAGGTACGACTACGTTAGGTCAACTATTTTAAATCAAAATACCACTTCCCTTACTAGCATGAAAGTCCAGTAAAATGGCTACACAATGGCAGACATTTCCAGTTCCTTTTACTGGAGGATTAATTACAAATATTAGTCCTTTGCAGCAAGGTATAAATGCGGTTGGATCTGCTTCCTTACTACAAAATTTTGAACCGTCTTTAGATGGTGGTTATAAAAAAGTTTTAGGCTATGATAAGTTTGTTGACAGTGCTGTTCCAGGTACTGGTGTTATACAAGCACTGGCTATTGTGCAAGATACAGGAAACGAAAAAGTTATAGCCGCACGTAATGGTACTTATTACATTACAAATGCTGCAGATCCTACCCCTGCATGGGCATCATTAGGAACAGCACCTAATTCAGCAATTACAAAAGTACGTCAGGCTCGTTATAACTTTTCAAACGATCCTATTATGTGTTTTGTTGACGGCATTAATTATCCTGCTTATTATGACATTGCAGGTAATACATTGACATACTTAACTGCTTCTACTGACTCAGAAGGTGATGTAGTTGCAACAAACATAAATACTCCTGTAGAGGGGGCAAGTCATGTGTGTATGTTTAAAAGTACTTTATTCTTTGGGGTGGGTACTGAGTTAGTATTTACTGCTCCTTATACTCCAGATGACCTTGATCCAGCTAATGGTGCAGGTAGTATTAGTATAGGATCAGAGATTACAGGATTAATTGTTTTTCGTGATCAGTTAATTATTTTTGCTTATGATAAGATCGTACGACTAACTGGTTCTAGTGCTGCTGATTTTGTTGTTACACCTATTACAGAAGATCTAGGTTGTTTAAGTGCTGATACAATTCAGGAAGTCGGTGCTGACGTTATGTTCCTTGGGCCAGACGGTCTACGTACTTTAAGTTCAACAGAACGTATTGGCGACTTTGGCATTGACGTTGCATCTAAAAACATTAGACCTACAGTTTCAAGATTACAGGATTATGCTTCAACATTTTCAAGCACCGTAATTAGAAGTAAAGCACAGTATCGTTTATTTGCTTATGTTTCAAGTGAACGTGCTAATGTTGCTAGAGGTGTATTAGGAAGTAAGTTTATTGACCAAGGTGGTCAGGGTTTTCAGTGGGGAGAACTAAAAGGTTTTAAAGTTTATATTGCAGACTCACAATTTATTGATGAAGATGAGTACAGAGTGTTTGCAAATGAAGATGGTTACGTGTATAATATGGACACTGGAACAAGTAGAGATGGGGAAAACATAGACGCAATCTTTGAATCTCCCTACATGCCTATAACTGATCCACAGATGCGTAAAACTTTTTATAAGCTTGATATGTACATCAAACCATTTGGCTCATTAAACATTGTTGCTGGTGTTAAGTATAACCAAAATAGAGCAGACTACATTCAACCTGCAAGTTTTAATATTACACAAACAGGAACTACAATTGGTATTTATGGGGATAACACAACGATATATAATACCTCAAAGTATGGTGCACCAAGAACACAAAGTTACATAAACCAGATAGTTGGATCAGGAGAAACTGTAGCTATACGAATAGAAGACAATAGTTCAGATGCTTCGTTTTTGTTAGATACTGCAATATTTGAAT